CAAGACCTCCACGACCGTACGAAAGATTTAGTCATCCGACGAAAGAAAGATCAAGTGTTGACAGAGTTGCCCGCAAAGCAACGAAACGATTTGTACGTAGAGTTGACCAAAGACGAACGGAAAGAATACAATGAATTACTGAAAGAGTTGTTTGGGAAATGGCGTATGGATGGGAAACCGTCCATCAAACATATGCCGAAGTTGCAGGGCTTTCTGATTGATAAGAAGATTCCTCGGTTGGTAGAAATGATTGATGAATTTTTGGACAACGACAAACCAATCCTCATCTTCAGTAATTACATCGCTCCGTTAAAATTCTTATTAGAACATTATGGAACCCAAGCCGCACTTTTGACGGGTGAGATGAATCGGAATGAACGCCAAGAAAGTATTGATCGGTTAACGACGGGGAAGGCAAAGATTGGGTTGTTCAGTTTGTTGGCGGCCGGCATGGGTATTGACGGACTCCAACACAAGATTGATACCGTGATATTCCTCAACTGTGATTGGGTACCTGCGAACCATGAACAAGCGGAAGATCGTACCCATCGTATCGGTCAAACGGCACAAGTCCAAGTTTATTATATGTTGTGTGACGGGACGATTGACGAATATATGCGTGATATTCTGAAAGAGAAACAAGCAGTGGCAGATATGATCGTAGATGGGGCATTGGTTACCCCAGATCGTCAAAAATCATACTTTAAAGAGTTTGTACATCGATTAAATAGCGCCTACAAAGAACATTTTGACGTACAAAATACAGACGATTGATATTTATAATGAGGTAGTAAAATTCACTTATAAGGAGTTATTTTATGGATCAAACAGTTTCGGAACTCACATATCCAACTGAAGTTATTGATTTACCGTCGAAGGGTATATTTTATCCAGAACACAGTCCCTTGCGTTCTGGACAGATTGAACTCAAGTATATGACGGCTAAAGAAGAAGATATTTTGACATCTACGAACCTTATTCAAAAAGGTATTGTTTTAGATAAATTAATGGATAGTTTAATTGTTACAAAAGGTGTAAAGTCATCTGATCTTTTGATTGGTGATTTAAATGCTGTTATGGTCGCATCACGTATTTTAGGATACGGTAAAGATTATAACATGTCAGTCTCATGTCCTAAGTGTGGTAACGCAATTGAAGAAACAATTGATTTAACAACACTTGGAACGTTAAATGAACCAAAATCATCTATGACAAAAGAAATGACTGTCACGTTACCACTATCAAAAGCAGAGGTAAAACTTAAGTTATTAACTCGACAGGATGAATTAGATATTGAAAAAGAAAATAAAGCGTTAAAGAAAGTTGTTAAAGATGGTGCAACTGAAACCACATCACGGTTACGCGCAATGATTGTGGCGGTAAATGGTGATACAAGTAAAACAACTATTTGGAACTTTGTAGAAAATATGTTAGTTCGTGATGCGCGATTCTTACGAGAACAATATCGTCAGTTTGTTCCAGATGTAGACTTTGAAGTATCAGTTTCGTGTGACTGTTCAGACGAACCAACTACCGTGAGGTTGCCTATTGGCGCTAACTTTTTTTGGCCTGACTCCAAAGTATAAGTTAGAATTACATAAGTCTATTTTAACGGTTTCTCATTATTCTAAAGGTGCGTTTAGTGTAAAGGAATTATACCAAATGCCGGTTTATCTTCGGAACTTCTATATAAAAGAATTTGGAGAACTGAAGAAGCGTGAATCAGAAGAATTTAACAAAATAGCCAAGAAAAAATAATATGATTTCATTAAAAAATCTCTTACTAGAAAATCATAGAGCATTCGCAGGGGCATCGGTATCGGGTACACCGTTATTGACAACTACGGGTAATACTCGTGTGTATAAAGGTATGTCGGTTTCCGGATCACCACTATACACAGTGGTGGGAAATAAACTATTTTCAGGTATGTCCGTCTCCGGAACACCGTTGGCTACTTTAGTAGGAGATTTAATATTTCGTGGTATGGATGTGTCTGGTTCTCCTTTAGCTAGAATTAGTGGTACACGATCATTTAAAGGAATGAGTGTATCTGGGTTTCCATTAGTGACGGTTCCAACGGGTGATGTTGCTACCTTATTCGCAGCAACATATTACGCTTTATTTGAGTAAATAAATGGCCGATGATCGAGAACTAAACGAAGAGTTTAAACAAATTGTTGATGACTTTCGTAGTGTTATAGACGGAATACTAGAAAAGATAAAAACTCGTGAAACCACTACACCTCGTGGTACTAATGATGTATTAGAAAGTAAAATAAAACAAAATCAGGCTCAACAAGATGAAGTATCACAACGTCTTCGGGAATATTCACGAGAAGTTAGTACAACAACTCGTGTATTACAAACCGTTCGTCAAACTCTTGGTTCATTTAATTCTGCCACCCTGAACGCTATTTCTTCTGGTATTAGTGTATTTCAACAAGATTTACGAGATATTGGAAGAGGAAAATTACGAATAGAAAGTAGTTTAAAAAAACTTGAAGGATATGAACTACAACGAATGCGTGAGTTAGAAACACTTCGGGCAAAACCAGAGTACAAAGAATCTATTATTTTAGATGAAATCGCTCAATCAAAATTACTAACTGACGAAGAAATAAGACAATTAAATCCTGGTAAAGAACGTGGTGATTTAACGCCAAGCGAACTTGCTGAAACTCAAGAAAAAGCACAACGAAATAGATTAACTGCGGCTGGAATAAGTATACCCGAAGGTGTATCTACGACAACTTTTCTAGAACAACAAGTAGAACAGATAACAGGTAAAAAATTAAGTGATTTAACGCCAGAAGAACTTGCGAATGCTCAAACACGCATGAAAGAAGCGTTAAGAGAACATGAAGTAAATCTTCAAGAGTTAACAACCGCGTATGAGAAAGAAACAAAAAAACGAAATGAATTAGAAAAAGAACTGGGTGAAATGGGTGTTCAATTATTAACAGACGCAGTTAATTCCGCCGCCAAAGTTCTTCAAGAATTGGTTGGATCAATCCGTAAAACCCAACAACAATTTGGTATTACGGCGTCACAAGCCGCTTCTATTAAATTTGACGATCTTAAAACGTCAATTGACAGTTATATATCCGCATTATTACCTGGTGGAAAGTTTGGTGCACCGTTCTCTCCAGAACAAATAGCAGCAGCACGTGCTGCCTTCCAAACAGAGTTTGGTGGTATTATTAGTGGTACGTCCGCCGAGACAATTGCACGCCGCGCGGTAGAAGAAGGTATAACCGCAGAACAACAAGCAATGGCGCGTCGTTTGTTTATGACGATGACCGGAGAACGTCAACGTGCGATTGAAGCGGAAACTAAGTTTATGAAACAATTTGAAGATGCAAATCTTACCGCAAAAGATGCAATGCAGGTGTTGATGCAAAATTCAGAAATCTTTGCACGAAATGGTACACGGTTTGCAGAACAATTTACTAGAGCGGCCGCAGAAGCAAAGAAAATTGGTGTTGACTTAGGTAAGATTGATCAAGTTGGTGATAACATTATTAATAATTTTGAAGGGTTCCTTGAAAGTCAAGCCGAACTTGGGGCGATGGGTTTTGGGTTTGATACGAGTCGATTAGCAGAAATTGCAGTGACGGGTAATACTGACGCATTAATGCGTGAATTACAAGCACAATTACAAAGTACCGGAAAGAATTTAGAAAATCTTACACGACCAGAACGCCTTGCATTAGAATCCGCATTTGGTATGTCAATTCTTGATATACAAAAATTAGCGACCGGAGAAGGCTCTGGGGAAACGATGGAAGATTTACAAAAACAAAACAATTCAATTTTAAATAAACTTACAAACGTAGTACAAAGTTTTGCCGTGGTTATCGGCCCCATGGCCGCCATCGGTACTCTTCTTTTTAGACGTACAGTAACAAACTTAATGGGACTTATTTTAGCGACATTAACTAAACAGGCACCGTTGAATGCTTTGGCGGCCGCTGGACTAACAGGTTCAGGACTTGCTAAATTTGGTATGGGCGCCGCTGGCGTAGCCGGACTTGGACTTTCCGCATATGGTGGTTATCAATTAGCAAAAAGTGGAAATACTGGTGCAGGTTTATTAACAGGTATAGCGGGTGGAGCAGCTACCGGTGCAATGCTTGGAACTGTGATACCTGGTGTCGGTACGGCTGTCGGAGCAATAGGTGGGGGGATCATTGGTGCCTTGTCCGCTGGAGCTGGAGCAGTGAACGCAGGAGACGATGTAATATCCAAACCAGGATACGGTGATCGTGTACTCGTTACACCAACTGCTACGGTAGCACTCAACAATGAAGATAATATAGTAGCATACGCAGATGATATGATTTCACAAGAAGCAGGATTATCATTATTATCAAAGGGTGCACTGACACCTACAATCACACCAAACTTCTCTAACTTAGAAAAAATGTTAGATCAAAAAATAACACAAATGTCAGACAGACTTGCACAATCTCTTCCACAAGTGCGTGGTGTTTATATGGACGGCAAGGAAGTTGGTAAAGTTGTATATAACAATAACGATAAAGCAACATCAATGGAAGTTTTTGGTATTTCGTCGCGTGCAACAGTTTAATGAGAAACTAGATGTCATTTAAAAGTTTAGAACAACGATTTAATGAACGAGTTAATGTACTCTATGGTGGCGCCACAACAAAATTTGACGGGGGCAAACCATCAACTGGACGTACAGATGAACCATATATACTCCGTCGTCCTGGTGATTCTCAACGTGGATTGAAATTAGAAGGTCGTAGTGCGCCTGTTATTAGTGCAGCAAACGATGTTCGTCGTCTTTCATTATTTCAAATTAGTTCACGTGGATTAGTATTCTTAGCGAAACAACAATTACTTCAAACGGGTAATACGTTTGCAAGTACACGGTTGGTCAATCCAACATTTGTAGTTGGAAACGCTATTCCATTTACACACGTTTTACGTCACATTGATACAAGTAATCCAATTCGTAGTATCGGACGTTCATTGGTTGGTGGATTATTAGGACAAAATATTGCTAATAGAATTTTTGGCAGTGGTCAACAAAAAGATGTGGGTTCTCTACGAAGAATCGCAGGACTTCAACAAGAGACATATGATAAATTTGTTGGTGGTAGTCCTACAAACTTTTTAAAAAAAATTCCTGTTATTGGTAAAATTATTTCTGCTGTAGGTGCGAAACGTAGTATAGGTGAGGTTGGTACGTGGGAAACACGAAGACCAGAATTGGGTCGTGGTGATTTTGAATATGTTTTAGGTGGCCCACGGAGACTTATTTTTAAATATGGTGGTAAAGTTCTAACTCCTGACCTAGACCCATTGTTTGTTAAAAGTACTTACGGTGTTCAACCTCGTTTGTTTAATTGGGACGGGAGATATACAACGTATCTTGCAGAAACAGATGGTGAGAGAACAACTACCCCAAGTAGTATAAATTTACTTTTAAATACCGACTACCTACGTTATTCCAGAACTCGTATAAACTGGAAACAACCAACACAAGATTATCGATCAAACTTATTGTCTGAAACGGCTAAAAAAGTTGATGAAACTAATCAGTTGGCGAGTTATCAAGGCCCTATTCAATCTGCAGTAGATGATCAACAGAAAAAGTTTTGGACTAAATATCTATCCAGTCTGGATCCAGCATCACCTTCATATTATATTAAATATTTCACAGCCGGTACAGCTGGGATAAAAAACAGATTTGCTGGAACTAACGCAAGTGAACTTGCGGAAAATGTACCAAGTGATGCGGTTGGTAAAAAAATAACATATGTACGTGATCCATTAAATCAATCAAACTCGGTAGTATCAAATACTGGTAAGGTTTTAAAACCATATGAAATTTTACCACAGATAATAGAACAACCAAATACAGGTGATATTAAACTATCTGATATTATTACAGTATCTTTTGCAATGGGTAGAGATAACCATGTACAATTTCGCGCATTCATAAAAGATATAACAGAAAATGTCCAACCAGAATATAAACCATATCAATACATTGGTCGTATAGAAAAATTTATTACATTTTCTGGTACTCAACGAGATGTGTCGTTTAAACTACATGTACTTGCATTTGGTGAAGATGAGTTGGAATTTGTTTGGACTCGTATTAATTACTTAACTTCATTTGCATTTCCATATGGATTTAATAGAGGTATTTATCAACCAAACGTTATACGTATGACTATAGGTGATCTCTATAAAGATCAACCTGCATATTTGACATCATTGAATACTAATTTCAATGAAGCGGGTGAGTCTTGGGAAATTTCACCAGGTAAACAAGTCCCACTCGCAGCTACACTGAATATGAAGTTCACGTTGATTGAGAAAGATTCAAAATGGGCAGAAAAACCATTTTATGAAATTACTAGACGTACCTTTAATCAAACAAAAGAAAGTGATGCCGCACAAGTACCAGATACTACTCCTTCTACTATTCCACCACAAGAAATAGAAAGATTTAGTCCTCAAATGATGAGTCGTGATGATTTACTTAATCTAAGTTCAAGATCCCCAACAGGCGCATTAATACGAAGTTCTGGTTGGACATCTCCACCACCGCGAGTAGAAATACCTAATTTGGGTACGTTGAGTCGTGACGAATTGTTAAATTTGAATACACGTTCATCGACAGGAGCAATAATAAGAAGTTCTGGTTGGACATCTCCACCATAAAATTTAAATATATAATCGGAACAAACTTATGGCAAAATATCAAAATAAAATATTTATTGCAACCACCGAGCAGGGTAAACGATATTACACGTCCGCCGTGCCAGATGAAATCAATATTACGCCCATAGAGTATCAATATAAAGCAAGAATTGGTGATCGATGGGATACGTTAGCATATAAGTATTTGGGTGCAGCTAAATATTGGTATATTTTAGCGAAAGCAAACGGTGGCGTAAATGGTTCGATATTTATTAAACCTGGGACTGTTATAACAATTCCGGAGGTATAATGACTGTTCCTATTCCTATTACTGGCGTAAGTTTAGAACTACAATATGGTATACCGGTTCAAACGGTACCCCATATTGTTAGTTCGTTTGATTATAAGGTAACAAATAAAAACATTAGAGACGCTTTAAAACGTCGAAGTTTATTGGATAATACAATTCAAGTGGCGATGCCGTTTGTTAAAGCAACTGCGACATTAGAACACAAAGAATATTTAGGTGAAGGTAATATTGGATTTTCTGTTGGGTTGCAAGGTATTTTAGAAGATGTTAGATATGAAGACATCTATTCCAATAGAGATGCGGGTGTAACACATCCACTGGTTGGTTATACATATACTGCAGACGGTGGGAATAGAAAAATATACGCATCCCCACCCAACTCAGAAGTTTCTGCTATAAATGGATTATTCGACCAGGGTGCGGATTTATATTCATCTGCCGGTAATTTTGTTAGAATGCCACCGACAGGTATTACTCGTATGACAATCGGCAGAAACAAAAATGGATTATTGGCTGTTGGAGAACTAGATATTTCGGTTCCAACGTTATCTCAATTGGAAATTTTACATAGAACATTTTTAGTGCCAGGGATGGGAATGGTTTTAGAATGGGGCCAACAATTTTCTGTAGGTGGTGGAATAAATACACCTGTGTTGACAAGAAACATGTTTCCTTGGTATGATAGAGACGCTCTTAAAATTTTATTAACTCGTTTAGGACGTAAGGAAGTTGGATTGGAAGAAATATTAAGAGATTACGTTTATCCATCGGAAGGTCAATATATGTGGATGTTTGGTAGAGTTGCAAATTTCTCCACTAAAGCAAACACAGACGGGTCGTTTAATTGTAGAGTTCGTATTGTTGGACCGTCAGAAGATTCGTGGGCATATTCAACTTTAGTAACTGTAGTACCTCCACAAGATAATTCTGGTAAAATTTGTGTAGAAAATACCAACAGTGTCCAATCATATTTTAAAAATACAAATCATGAGTTAGGATCAAATTTTAAATCATTATTGGATGATGTTCTTAGTGGAAATGTGTTAACCGATTGGAAAACACACGTTATTAAAATAGACAATGGCAACCATTTATCGGAAGGAGAAAACACCGAAGATAAGTCTTCTAAGAATCCGAATGTAAGTTCTGTAAATTTTGAAGAAGATGTAAACGCATATTTTATATCCTGGAGGTTTTTTGTTAACATAGTATTAAACCATCCAGACTATGGAATACTTCAGATGTTTAAAAAAGCAGGATTGAGTAATGAAGAACTAAATAAAATAGTTACCTTACGACCATATAGTGAAAATAACGCCCCTCTATTAGATGTTCAAGGTAGTCGATATCTAGAAGATGAATTAGAACCATATGTGGGATATAACAAATATTTACGTTCGAGTGACCCGTCTGTTTTAATCATTAACAATAGTGTAGCGGAAGAACTGGCACAGGTAGGTGAACTAGAACAAAAATATCAAAATATCATCAAAAGTACAAATGATAGTAAAGTAAAACCCGATCCTGATAAAAGACAAGATTTTAAAAATATAGGTGATTTTGGAAGAGCAGGTGTAATTTCTCCCACCGAAGAAGGTGAAACTCAAGTAGGGGAAGATAAAGCATTACTGTCAACCGGCGTTTGGTTAAATCATCGAGCGATTATAGAATGTATGGTCGGAGCAGATACATTATTACGTGGAGTCACTAATTTATTAGATAGAATGAATGCTGCCACTTCTAATTATTGGAAATTGACATTAGACTCATTAGAGTCTTTAAATGAGGGTGATAAATATCAATACATCGTGGCTGATGCAAACTATCGTAGTAATTCTGAAACAGCTAAAAAATTATTAGAAGATATACATGTATTTAACAAATATGTAAGAAAACTTGGAGATAACTTATATGGTTCTGATGTTTTAAGTTGTGACGTAGATCTATCGTTACCAAAACGATTGTTTGCACAAATTGCAACCCTAGGACTTGTTCGTAGAGATGATTTAATAAAAGCAGGCGTAACGGAATCCGATCCAGCGGAAGTACGATGTAAGAATCCTTTGATTTCTGACGCGAATGAAACTTTAAGAGAAATGTTTTCTATTCTCAGTGTATCGGCAGAGAATTCTGAATATAGTCCAGATTTAACAATAAAATGGGGAAATCGAGTTATACCTGAAAGTAGTAGTGGTATATGTAGAGGTCAACCGACTAACACTACTGCTCAGGCCTCGGAAAATAGTACACGATTAAATGATAAGACTACCGATGCACTTCCCGCTGCTCCCGCCGCAGAAGAATCAGTAAACAGTGCAGAAGAACAACGAAACTCAATCGCAGAAATTACTCAAGGCAAATGTCCTGTACCCAAAACTTCAAACATTCCTTCGGGTGTTAATCCAAATGATATTCTTGATTGTAGTCGGTTTGGTGTAGGAACTGCAAGAAATTTGTTGTGTGAAGGTGGTTGTGTTAACGGTGATCTACCACCAGATGCGTTTGATCCAGAAGGGATAATTGGTGCAGACGGCCAACCGAAAAAAGTATTAAAAACGGTAAAAAATGCTTTTACAAGTTTACAAGAACGATATGAAGCGGATACCGAAAATCAATTGTTACCAAATCGTGGTGCAACTGGATTTCGTACTTTAGCAGACCAAGCCAGACAGTCATCCGCCGCAGGTACTTTGGAAAGTTATCATACATGGGGTATGGGACTCGACGTTCCATTAGGCGCAGCATCATGGTTACGACAAAACGCTGATAGTAATCTGTGGGATGTTGTTGTTGAAAGTGATCACGTTCATTTGGAATACGTGGGGGCATTAGACCCAGATGACGCAGAAGATATAAAAACTAAATGTACATCTTATAAGTCACAAACAAGTGTAAGTAGAATTCAAACCGAAGAAGTGTCTTCTGAATTTGATGAAGTGTACAAAGAAATTGGTAATAGACAATATATTCAAGACGCGTCAGCAAGGAGCATTGTTCCTGGTTTCGTTCCTACTATCCCAAGTGAAGAGGATCTAATAGCACGTGGAAAGCAAACGTGTGCACGTGAACAACGAGCAATTCAAGCAGTTAAACAAGCAGAGACGGTTCTCAACGAAACAAAACGAGTTACGTCTTCGGCAGAAAGAATACTTCGTAAATTTAACGCATTAAACATAGTGTTTCCATTTGTAGAACTTACTCCTGAGTTGATGATTGCGAGTATACGTTGTGATGCAGATAATAATAAATCAAATGCATTTGGAGCTTCTCCTGGGGCATTATCATTGTCAGCAGATATTACACTTCCTGGAATAAATGGATTCCGTGTTGGTGAATTGTTTTGGATTGACCGCATACCATCGTTTTATAAAGCGTTTGGTGCATTTCAGATTTTAAGTATAGAAGATGAAATAACGATTGATGGTTGGAATACGAAAATTCATTCATGGTTTAATTATTTAGGAAACGCATGGAAATCTTCCGTTGAAGAGTTGTTGTCTTCAAGAGATAGTAGTGTAATTTCTGATATAACGGCACCTTCATCATTGGAATAATCAATGCCAATTAATTTATCATTAGCGAGAAAAGTATATCCAGAGTCAGATGAAACAGACTTTCAATTTCTGGAAAGATTACCCGATGCATATAAACCTTTTATAACAGTTGAGGATGCAAAAAATAAGTATTTTACAAGATATTTTATTCGTGTTGTAAATGATAAAAATTATATTGTAGAAGTTGACCAAAGAAATTATGAGGTATTTAAAAAAAATCCTAGATTTGTGGCCACTACAGTTGTGTGGCAGATTGTTGGAAAAAAAGAAACAGTCAAAACACCTTCTGGTGCTACTATATACGGTGTAGAAGATTTTAACAGAAGATCTGTTTCTGAGGCGGACTTGACATTTGGGGGGCTCAACAAGTATATTACAAATTATCTGGAGTATTGGTTTTCGGAGACATAGATGATCGTTAATAAAATAGAAGAATATGACGAACTAGTGCAACGAATGAATCGGGAGGCTTATCTAAGTACCCCGATTTTTCGTGATGCCCTACGTCATTCTTTTGATAATGATTTATTATGTGTTGGATATACTTTTACAAACGGTGATACATATGTTGTTTCAATATCACACCGCGATGCTCCAACTTTTAATTTACCAATACAAACCAAATTCGCATACAGTACCAATACTAGAATATTAAATGGTATTGATGTTGAAGTTTTACAATATTTAAAAGGTAATACAATAACAAATATATTAAATTATGCACCAACCTATGTAAATGAAGTACACAATTATTTCCGTTCCGTGAAGGATTGTAACCGCATCGTTCCAATTGCCATATGGGCAAGTATGATCAAAAAGTTACATAGTGTGTTACTAACTACACTTGATATTACTCAACAAGATGTGTATGATTTCATGCATACCGCGACACAAACACTCTATCGTATTGAACGAGTGGGCTTGAAAGTAGATATAGAACTTTTCAATCAGTTCTTCCACAAACGTCCAAATGAATACGGAGTGGTGTATACGGAATATAATCCGTTCACGGTGACTGGCCGCCCAAGCAATCGATTTGGGGGTGTCAATTATGCCGCTCTGAATAAGTCGGATGGAAGTCGAGCGGCATTCATCAGTCGATTTGACGGCGGAAAACTTATTCAATTAGATTTCGAGAGTTACCACTTACGATTGATTGGGCATTATACGAATCTTGATCTTCCTAAAACTTCACTCCACCATTACCTCGCTACCCAGTATTTTGAGAAGGATAACATCTCTCACGAAGAATATGAAGAAGGTAAGAAGATTACCTTTGGTATTTTGTATGGAGACGAGGTGGAAACTGATATCCCACTCCTTCAACAAATCAAGCGACTCTCGACGGATATCTATCGTACTTATCAAAAGAAAGGAGAACTCCACGCTCCTATCAGCAATCGTCGAATTTTTATTGAGGAAGGGGCATCGGAGAACAAGGTCTTCAACTACTTTGTTCAGTCGCTTGAGTTTGAGGCAACAATTCTTCAACTGAAGGCGTTACTAGACTACCTAGACCGAAAGAAATCGAAACTCATACTTTATACTTATGACGCAGTATTGATGGATTGTCACCCTGACGAGCAACAAGATGTGATACATGCGTCAAAAGAATTGTTAAGTTTTAACGTAGTGTCCCAAAAAACTAACGCATTCCCATTAAAGTTGTATGTTGGAAATGACTATGACTCTCTTCAATTAGTTTAAATTTTATTAATTTTTGACGCAGTTTTAACATATTTATTAGGAGTTATTAACTTCTAATGGATGTTAAATATGGAAGAAACTCAACTCTTGTGTACCTTTACAACGGTAGACGGGGTGGATGAAACGATAGAGGCGATAAAAAAAACATATAAATTGATGTTTAACAAAGTTTATTTGTTAGAAAACATTGAAGATGAGAATCAACGTATTCTTACCTACAACGTTACGAAAACTAATAGCCTTACGCAAACACCACCACCATCCACAATTTCAGTTCATAGAAAGAAACACACCAATACGATATACACTATTAATGCGATCAATAAACTTATTGAAAGTAAGAATAATGGTAAGTTGGACACATCTTATAAGATTGATTGGGCTGAATTAAAAAATATGATATTAGTTACCGCGTATGGTAAGTTAAAAGTAGTTAATACTAAACTTGTTAAAATAATAGATTGCTAAACACTTGACAACTAAGCAGGGCCCAATTACATTCAAGGTATGGGTAGATAAACTCATTAAACATTCTAAACACTAAACGAGGTAAAAAAACATGACGCTAAACATTGCTGCTCTCAAAGCCAAGCTCAATCAATTCAATCGCCAAGGTGAACGCTCTGACGCACTTTGGAAGCCCACCGAAGGTAAGACTGTTGTTCGTATTATTCCGTGGAAGGAAAACAAAGAGAATCCATTCATCGAACTCTACTTCCACTACCTCGGTAACAAGACACATCTTTCCCCCACATCATACGGCAACCGTGATCCGATCATGGAGTTTGCCGACGAACTCGCCGCTGAAGGCACGAAGGACGCATATGCACAAGCTCGTCCATTCCGTGCGAAGCTTCGTACCTTTGTTCCCGTGATCGTTCGTGGTGAAGAAGATAAGGGTGTTCGTTTCATGTCGTTCGGTAAGACTGTATATCAGGAACTTCTTTCCATTATTGCTGATCCCGATTACGGTGATATCACGGATGTGAAGAATGGTCGTGACATTGTGGTGGAATATATTCCACAAGAGAAGTCGGACACGAACTTCGCAAAGACGATGGTTCGTCCGAAACCAAATCAGACGCCTGTAAGCGAGAATGCTGAGATGGTACAACGTTTCTTGACGGAACAACCTGATATCCGTGCAATCTTCAAGGAACCAACCTACGAAGAACTGAAGGTTGCGTTGGAACGTTATCTTGATCCAAGTTCACCAGGCATCGCAACTCCTGCGCCTGTCAAGAGTGAACCAATGACTTCTCCAACGGCAGCAAAGTCGGCTGAGAAGAAAAGTACGTCAGTCAAGGATATGATTGACGAATTTGACGAAGTTTTTAATTAAGTAACTTGACAATGTGTTGGTGATCCACTATATTCACGTATAGTGGGT